ATTTCGAATTTTCAAGGAATTACAAAATGCATAAATACAATAATACACCCTCCCAAAAATACCTGCTTAAATGTTTTAGCTATGATGCCGACTCGGGGATTTTGACGCGTATCTGGGGACCGAACTATCACTCTGATCAGTTTTTAAATAAACCGGCTGGTTGGTTGGATGCGGAAGGTTATATCCGCGTACAAATTAAACAAACCGGATACAAAGCGCATCGTATTATATGGAAAATGTTTTATGGCTTAGAGCCTTTAGAACTCGATCATATAAATCGGATTAGATCAGATAACAGAATAGATAATTTAAGGCAGGTTACCAGATCAGAAAATCAAAGAAATAGAACAATAAATAAAGATAATAAAACTGGTGTAGCAGGCGTTCATTTTGATAAAAAACAAAAACGCTGGCAAGCTTTTATTAAAAATAACGAAGGAAAACAAATTTCAAAATACTTTCATGATTTCAACGACGCCGTTTTCTGGAGAAAATACAAAGAGATTGAATATGGCTATACATGTAGCTAAAACAGCGGCGAGGTGCTATCTACAGTGGTTACAGACTGATTGAGTATCAGCCTTCCTGATAAGTACGTGTTGATGTTAAACAACGGACTCACTAAAATTAAATCATAAAAAAACTTCCCTGGCCCTAAACTCTGAGTCTGTCCGGGCGTCAAGCTGATGATAATATTTGTCAGACCGAGGCCGTCACCTAAAAGAATGCCGTCGTTCTCGGTCAATACTAACAAGCTTACGGCATCATTTAATAAAGTTGATTTAATCTCCAGTCGTCCAGTAAAGCCAGAAAAATCCACAGCCACATCATTTTCATCTTTCCAGAGCATAGAAATATCAAGACTATTTCCTGAAAATTCTTTGATATCTAAAAACGCCGTTAAGCTTTCAATTATTGCATCAGCATGCATTTAAAAATCTCCTTTTTTAATCTTCTTTGCTTTCTGTTTTTTTTCCTCTATTTTTTCTACTAATTTCTGCCTGATAACGCTAGCCAGTAAATCCTCACCTAGAACAAAAACCCGACTTCCTGTCGGTGCGCCGCGAAACCGTCGTATTGCTCGGTATATTTTCATAATTACCTCTAAATACCCCCGCCTGCTGAGCAAGCGGGGATTGTTAAGTTAAGACACGGCAAACTTCATCAATTTAATTGCTGCTGAATCATTCAACCCACCGCCTACGCGTTTTGTGGTATAGAATTTTACAAACGGTTTTTTAGTGTATGCATCACGCAACACTCTTACACCGGTCCTGTCAGTTATTAAATAACCACGTCCAAAGTCGCCAAAAGCGATGGACAACGAATTCGACGCGATATCAGGCATAAAATCGTCAACTACGATTTGCTTACCTAACAACGTGAAGCTTTCGCCCTCCATGATGCCCGCTTTAAACAGATAATCACCGTCAGAATCCTTTAGTTTTCTCACTTCAGAGAACGTAAGGTCATTCATCATCCAGCTGCTATTGGAACGGTAGCCGTGATACACAGCGTGAAAAACATCAAGTAAAGCATCAGCGCTTGTTGTGGCGAATCCGCCGTCTACGCCAGATGCAATATATCCTAACTCCCCGAAAACCTCTGAGCCATTAGCCACGACGGTTCCAGCGAGCAAGCCCGTTGGCATTTTAACGCCGGTTCCAGTTATAAACGCTTCAGATTCTGCTCGTGCAAACTCAACGCCGACCTCTTGACCTAGCCACTGCTCGATATTGAACATTCCATCATCAAGCATTGATTGAGTCGCCGCCGGTTCTGCGTACAATTCCATCGCTGGAAAATCAAGCTGTGCCAACTGTGGGGTTGCTGTTTCTACTCGTGGATCAGTTTCACCAACCCAACCCGACGTGCTACCGCCGACGTTATGCAAGCGTTGAAAGACTGCCGAACCCACTTGTTGAACACGTGCGACTGAACGCATGCCGCCCATTTCTGACATAACACGCGAAATGTTCGTGTCAATTTCTTCAGGCACCAAATAACCACCTTCCGAATCCACACCTTCATTCATTGAAGCTTTGATTTGTTTATCTTTCAAACCCGCCTCAGCGCCCTTTGTGAACCATTCACGAAATGACGCTTTATACACCGATTTTGCCGTGTCTTTCGCATCCGAACCGCCACCACCAAAATCACCACGGTTTAATGATGCTTCAATTTTGTCCAAACGGACTTTTTCTTTCAGTAATTCACCGACATTGGCATTGATTTTGTCGACTTCAGCATTTAAAAGGGGATCTGCACGGCCTGTTTTTTCAATTTCACCCAGGCGCTTGTCATTAGCTGCTTGGAAATCGTGCATTGATTTGCCCAACTCGTTAATTTTTTCTATAATTTCACTCATGATCTTTCCTTAAGTTGATTCAATATGTTGTCAACTGCTTGTATCAAAACATCTTCACCAGCTTCAGGCTTGGTCAATGCATCAAAACCGGATCGCAGTAAAGCACGGCTTTGTGAACGTGACAGTCCAGCTTCGCGCTGTAATATCCGCTCAATTTCTCTAATATTTGGTTTATCCTGATCTGGTGCATTTGCGAACATATCAAGATTAAATTTAGCACTCGCGCCGGCTGTTATAGTCTCTTGCATAAAGCCTTGCTTCACAGATTCGGCCCCGGTCATCCATCGCGTTTCATCCATCATTTCTTGAATATCAGACTGTTTTAAACCGGTGCGGTCTGCGTATGTTTCGGCAAGTTGACCGCCCATTGCTTCCAGTAATTCCGCTTCCTTTCTAAAATCGTTATAATCACCGGCTGCGATCATCCAAGGATTATGAATCATAAATTGCGCGTTCTTGTATATATGTCGAACGTCCCCCGCAAGCGCGATGATTGAAGCCATCGACGCGGCTAAACCTTCGACGCTTGTTGTAATTTTTGCTGGATGATTAATTAAAGCATTGTATATGGCGAATCCATCAAACACATCACCACCGGGTGAATTAATCCGCACTTTTATCTGGTCTGATTTAATCGCGTTTAGTTCACTTATAAAAGCATCAGCTCCAATAAAAGGCCATCCGATCACATCGAAAATTCTAATTTCTGTGCTTTTTTCTGTTGCTGAAATTGAAAACCAGTTTTTGTCAGTTTCTGCCTCGGTTTTTCCCCAGTATGCAACAACTGCCCTCGCTCTTTCTTTTGTCCTACTAAGCATTTGAATCACCTTTCTGTAAATTTAACGGTAAAATTAATTCATCGCCACCAGGCAGCGGGTCACGATTTTCTAACGCTCTACCCTCGTTAATTGTCATCCACGGCGCCCCGATTGCGGTCTGATAAAATGCAGCGCGTGCCGCTGAATCTCCGCGTAACAATCCATCAACTAAAAGCTCGGCATAATATTTTGGCCGCTCGCGTTCTGTCAGTAAATCGCGGTAAATTGATTGTTCAATTCTTCGGATCCACGGCATCAGCGTTCCTGTTACAAATTCTAATCCTTGATGCTCGATATTTGAAAATGTGGCCGATTCTAAATGACCTATCTTATGCGGTGGTATTCTAAAAATTCGTGCGATATCTTCGATTTGAAATTTTCGCGTTTCGATGTATTGGGAGTCTCTATTATTCATAGAAACAGGCCGCCATTTTAGGCCGTCTTCTAATAAAGCAGTTTTGTGCGAATTATTTCCACCCGTGGACATATCCCAGCTGTCTTTCACCCTTGCGGCCACTTCATTCGATGAAAAATGGCTGTCTGATTCCAGAATGCCCGACATTTTGGCGCCGTTTCTAAAAGTTAAAGATGTCTGCAAATCCGCCGACACAGCTATTCCTATGCTGTTACGATGTCGTTCTATTACTGAGACGCCGTGAATTCCATCATCAGAATACCCCGTAATCCTTAACAGTTGGTCAGGCCTTAATTTTATTTTTGAACCTTCAGAATCAGTGAAAATTATTTCTAAACTATAATCATTTCCTTGTTTCAGTTCAATATTTTCTGGATGTATGGGCAACAACTCCAAAATTTTACCGCCGATACTTCTATTTATATATGAATAGCCGGCACCATGTAATAAACAGTGCGCTGTCATTGTCAGCCGCCAATCGAAACTGGTTTGAAATTTATTAGGTAAATCGTGAAGTAAAACATATAGCGGGTGAGTGATTGCACGTACTGCTTTATCGCCTTTTTTCTCATACAGAATGAGCGGGAGTTGAGCTATAGTCTCGGATATGCACATGACACTGGCATAGACAGCTGAAACGCCCATGGCGGATGAAGGCGTAACGCTGACACCGCCCGAACTTTCCCCCGCTACCATCCGCGAAAATTCGGATGACGTAGTCACCGCCGCCCTTGGCCTGGCTACTTTTAATAAATCAAATATCATTTTTTCTACCCGCGAAAAAAGCAAAAACCATCAGAATCGTACCGCCCACTATAGCCGCCATCGCTGGCAGTATCAAGTATATGCCAAATACTAGCAAACAAAAACCGATTAAGCCGATAAAATCAATGATTATTATCACCATGACGCCACGCCCCTTGTTTCATATACAGACGGCGCTGAAACGTCTTGATCCATGGCTCTTGCCAATGCCATTAACATTGATATAACACCGTCTATTTTATTTTCCTGACGCTCTTTTATAGGATGATTTAAGCCGGAGAACATAGATTTTTTGCTCATTGTATTGCTTATCATCCATGAAAGAACAGGGCTACCATCATGAATCAGTTTCTTAGAATATACCAAATTTTCAAGTTCAATAAACGGCGCGTTAAAACTTTTAGAACTTTGCCTAATCTCGACTAGGGGCATTCCTTCATCTATTAGTTTTTGCGCGAAATATGATGAGAATGCAGGGTCAAATGCTATCTCTTGCACATCAAAATGTTTAACATACGATCGCAAATCGTCTGCTATCACGTCAAAATCTGTGATATCACCGTCATTTACGATCAATTTCCCTGTTTTTTGCCAACCTGAATAGCTCGAATTTCCGCTAACCTCAACTTGTCGCTCGTTTAAATAGTATCGTCCGAAATGATAAAATGTTTCATTTCTG